AGATCAGAGACTGCGGAGATGGTATTCGTGATGGCACATATACCATGACTGCACCTAAGATCACAGGTGGAACGATTACTGGTGTTACTTATACATCTATCGTTATTACTGGTGGCTCTATCACAGGCATTACCGATCTAGCAGTAGCAGATGGTGGTACAGGTGCTTCTACACTTACTGGAGTCTTAAAAGGTAATGGAACTTCTGCATTTACAGCAGCTACAGCAGGAACAGATTTTGTAGCCCCTAGCACAGCCACTACTTTTACTGCTACGCAAATATTTACAGGTTCTACAAGCGTTGCATCATCTAAGTTTACAAATATTAAAGAAGTTTCTACAGTTTCTGCTACAGCAGCAACAGGCACAATTAATTATGATGTAACTACTCAGTCTGTCTTATATTACACCACTAACGCTAGTGGTAATTTTACAGTCAATTTTAGAGGTTCTAGTGGTACTTCCCTAAATACAATAATGGCTACTGGCGAGTCTATTTCTGTAACTTTCTTAGTTACAAATGGTTCTACAGCATATTATAATTCTGCTGTTAATGTTGATGGTTCTTCTGTTACTCCTAAATGGCAAGGTGGAACTGCTCCGACTTCTGGCAATGCTTCAAGTATTGACTCTTATACTTATGTTATTGTCAAAACAGGAAGTGCAACATTCACAGTATTTGCTTCTGTAACTAAATTCGCTTAAAGGTTTATAAATGCCACGCTTATCTAAAATTGGTGCAGCAGCCCTAGCAGCATTTGGATGGACAGGGCTACAGACTGTTGATGCTGACTATCTTGTTGTTGCTGGTGGTGGCGGTGCAGGTGCTGGAACAGGTGGTGGTGGTGGTGCTGGCGGTTATAGAACAGGCATTACATCATTAAACCCATTAAATTCATACACAGTCACGATTGGGGCTGGTGGTACTGGTGCTTCTACAAGTGGAACAGGAGCAAATGGTTCTTCTGGTGCTGATTCTGTATTTGGAACTATAACTTCCACAGGTGGTGGTGGGGGTGGTGGAGCTGATACTAATAGAAATGGTTTAAGTGGTGGTTCTGGTGGAGCTTCTGGTACAGATACTGCATCTGCTGGAACTGCTGGTTCTGGTAACACACCAAGCACAAGCCCATCTCAAGGTAACAATGGTGGTACTTCTGGTACTGGTGGCGGTCTTACTAGAGGCTCTGCTGGTGGTGGTGGTGCATCCGCAGTAGGTGGAAATGGTAGTAGCTCTGGTGGCGGTAATGGTGGAGATGGTTCAGCATCATCCATAAGTGGTAGCTCTGTAACTTATTCTGGTGGTGGCGGTGGTTCTGGTAATGTGACAGGAACTATTGGAACAGGCGGTTCTGGCGGTGGTGGAAATGGTGCGGTAGGTGCAAGCAATGGTTCAAATGGAACTGCTAACTTAGGTGGTGGCGGTGGTTCTGGCGGTACTACAAATACAACTTTTGTTAGAAATCAAGGTGGTAACGGCGGTTCAGGCGTAGTCATTATTGCTTACACATCTGCAACTCAATTATTCGGTGGTGGAACTGTTACTGTATCAGGCGGTAAATATATCCATACCTTTACTTCTTCTGGTGCATTAAGCCCATTAAGCCAATTATCGGCTAGTTACTTGGTAGTTGCTGGCGGTGGTTCAGGTCAAGGCTCTGGATTCCAATATGTTTATGGTGGCGGTGGTGGAGCTGGTGGATATTTGTCTGGTTCTACCACATTAGATACAAACTCTATTTATACAGTAACAGTTGGTGGCGGAGGTTCTGGAACATCTGGAACAGGCTCTCCGGGCAATGCTGGTAGCAATTCATCTGCAACATTTTTAGCAACAACTGCTATTGGTGGTGCTGGTGGTGCAACTAACACAACTGGCGGTTCTGGTGCTGGTGGTGGTAGCTATTTAGGCGGAAATAGTAATGGAACTTCTGGTCAAGGTAACGCAGGCGGAGCAGGAACAAGTTACTCAGCAACTGGTGCAGGTGGTGGCGGAGGTGGTGCTAGTGCTACTGGTAATGCTGGTTCAACATCTGGTAGCGGTACTGGAGGTGCTGGTGGTGCTGGTTCTGCTTCTTCTATCTCAGGTTCTAGTGTCACTTACGCAGGTGGCGGTGGCGGTGGCGGTAATGCCGTAGCTGGTGCTGGCGGTTCAGGTGGTGGTGGAACAGGTGCAACTTCTGGAAATAATGGCTCAAGTGCAACTGCTAATACAGGCGGGGGCGGTGGTGGTGCATCAACCAATTCAGGTGGAAACCAAACTTCTGGAAATGGCGGTAGCGGTGTAGTAATCATCTCTTACTCTGGCTCACAAGTATTTACTGGCGGTACTGTTACTACTTCTGGTGGTAACACAATTCATACATTTACATCTAGTGGTTCATTGTCAGGTCAGACACCATCTAGCGTTTCATATTTAGTAGTAGCTGGAGGCGGAGGCGGTGGCGGATATGGAGGTGATAATGTTGGAGGCGGAGGCGGTGGTGCTGGTGGTTATCAAACAAGTTCTCTTTCTGTAACATCTGGATCTACTTATACTGTAACGATTGGCGGTGGTGGTGGCGCTGGAACTAACGGATCTAACTCTGTATTTTCTTCTGTGACTTCTATAGGTGGCGGTAAAGGCGGTCAGCCAGCAGCAGGTAATGGTGGTTCAGGAGGAGGAGCTGGAGCTGCAACAGGAAGTGGCGCAGCAATAGGAACTGGTACTGGTGGTCAAGGTAATAATGGTGCTTTAGGTTCTGGAGATTGGGGTACAACTACAACTACAGGCGGAGGTGGCGGTGGTTCTGGAAGTGCTGGCGGTGCTGCATCTGGAACAACACCTGGAACTGGTGGATCAGGAACATCATCTTCAATAACAGGTTCGTCTGTAACTTATGCTTCTGGAGCTTCTGGTGCTTATGGAGCATCAAGTGGTGGTGGAACATCTGGATCTGCAAATACTGGAAATGCTGGTCAAGGTCGTGGAGGTCAAGGTGGTGGTTCTGCTGGATCTGGAGGTTCAGGTATTGTGGTAATTTCTTATTCAACTTCTTTTGCACCAGCTAAATCAACAACAGGTTCTCCAACATTCTCTAATAGTGGTGGAAATTATATTTATGTATTTAACAGTTCTGGTTCAATAACATTCTGAGGTAAATTAAATGGCACATTTTGCAAAAGTAGAAAACGGAGTAGTAGTTCAAGTAATCGTGGCAGAACAAGATGTCATTGATAGTGGCATTTTTGGTCATGGATGGGTACAGACTTCATACAATACTCATGGTGGACAACATCCAGAAGGCAGACCATTGCGTAAAAACTACGCTGGTATTGGCTACACATACGATAGCCAACGAGATGCCTTTATTCCACCACAGCCTTACCCAAGCTGGGTAATGAGTGAGGAAACTTGCCTATGGAATTCTCCTGTACCTTATCCTACCGATGTAGGCACAGCAGAGAATCCTAAGAAATATTCATGGGATGAGGCTACATTAGCTTGGATTGAAGCTGTATGACTGATTTAGTTGACAAGAACGAGGCAGCCTTGTCTGCTCACGAGGCTGTCTGTGCTGAACGCTATACAGGGATCAATGCTAGGCTAAAACGCTTAGAACAGATCCTAATAGGTTCGGCAGCTTTTATTATTGCTATTCTACTTTCTCTTGTTTTGAAATTAAATTAAGCCTATGAACTATGTCCGATCAATTTGGATTTTTAGAGGGTGCAAAGTCATTTAGCGAAAGCGTAAAGACAGGCAAAGAAGCAGGCAAGGCTATCGGATCATCTATCGAGGATGTCCAAAAAGAAGCAGCCTCGGTAGCACAACAAAAAGCCTTAGAACGCAGAAGGCAGATCAGAGAAGTAGAAGTAGTAAAAGAGCAGTATTTCAAACGAGCCATGATCCAATGGCAAAAACAAGAAGATGTAAGAATAAAAGAAGAACAGGTCAAGAAAGACTTTGTGAAACATCATGGTCAAAAGCGATGGTCAGAAGTAGAAACCATTAAAGCAAAGATTGAAAAACAAGAGAAGGAAATAGAAAATGAGTTTAGAAAAGATTTGGCAGAAGTGCGTAGAGTTATGTGGATGTGCTATGCATTGGCTGCAGTCGTTGCTTGGTATCTTACTTGGGGTCATAAAGGGTAAGAAATGATTACTCTATTCACTACTCTTGTTTCATTCCTTACAGGCGGTTTGCCTAGTCTATTAGGTTTCTTCCAAGACAAGTCAGACAAGAAACACGAACTAGAACTAGCAAGACTCCAGACTGAGAGAGAGCTAGAACTTCTAGAAAAGGGTTACGCTGCACAGGCTCATGTAGAAGAAATAAGAACGCAACAAGTAGAAATGCAAACCCAAGTACAAGAAAGACAATCCTTATACGCACACGATATAGAGATTAGCAAGGGTTCTGCACAATGGGTTATTAACTCTAGGGCAATGGTAAGACCAGCAATTACCTATGGTCTATTCCTTATGTTTGCCTTTGTAGAGGTGTTTGGATTTTGGTTTGCCTTCCATAAAGATGTGCCATTCGATGTAGCTCTCAATCTCTTATGGGATGATGAGACTCAAATCATTTGGGCATCCGTTGTTTCTTTTTGGTTCGGAACTCAGGCTTTCTCCCGAAAATAATGCTAGACAAAAAAGTATTAGACATGATTGTGCATCACGAGGGCTGTAAGTTAAGACCTTACCAATGCCCTGCATTACTTTGGACTGTCGGTGTCGGTCATGTCATAGATCCTAATCATGCTAGAGTATTACTAGCAGAACGAAAAGCTCTGCCTATCCCTAGCGGATGGGATCGAGTCTTAACGATGGGAGAAGTAGATGAAATTCTTGCTAAAGATTTGGCGCGGTTTGAAAGCGGAGTACAACGATTATGTCCTAGTGGGCTTACTACTGGTCGGTTTGGCGCACTTGTGTCTTTCGCCTTCAATGTTGGACTTGGTAATCTCCAAAATTCTACCCTTCGGATGAAACACAATAGGGGTGAGTTTGAGTCTGCTGCCGAGGAGTTTCTAAAGTGGAATAAAGCCGGTGGTAAGGAATTAAAAGGACTTACAAACAGGCGCAAAGACGAAATGGCTTTGTACCTCTCATAGAATCTTTCCGTACTTAAACAAGGTGTTCTTGTCCACTAAGAAAGCCTTTTTAATCTGACTATCCCCCTCCCCTATAAATTCTACATACTGTAGTTTGCTCAGGAAAATGCACTTAAATATGTGCTTGACTGGCATGATGACAAACATCTGTCCATCGTAAAAAACCCAGTAATCTGCTTGGGTAGCCATTAATCCTGAGTCTTTCCCATACATCTCTATCTCTACAACGATATTGCCTGTTCTTTGGCTCATCGGGTCAAACTTCACCTCTACAGCCTTATCGATCTCTGGTATCCATATATCGTACCCCTTAAAAGCGTTTACAAGGGTCGCACAAGGGTATTTCTTGCGTAGGATAGCCAAGACCCTTTCCTCTATCTCTAAACCCCTCTGTAGGTCGTTTTGGAAGGTCATACAGAATCTAAGCCACCCTAATCGGTAGGGGGGTGGCACTCCTTGTGAAGGGTGTAAGCATTGCGCTTACTGATGCCGATCTCATCTGGGGGTTACATACAACTAATTAAACTGCCACAAACAGTACAAACTATAATCTTATCGCCACTAATAATTGTAGTGGTCTGACAAGCATACGCACTACCTAGTAACATATATGTTACCAATCCTATAGCAATCTTTTTCATGGTTTTCTCCTAGAAAGCAAAATCATCATCGTTAATCTTGGGCATCTCATCATCGCCCTTGGGGGTAAAACCTTTCTGTTTCGGATCACCAATACGACCCGATAAGAACTTTCCCTTCTTGCCTTCCTTTAGCCAGGCATCAAACCAATGCTCAACTCCGTTAATCTTAATTGACCCCTTGTAATCAGGGTGTTTATCTGTGAGCTTTTTGTCGTTTTTAAATAGACTAAAGCTGCCATCTTTCATTTCGTATTTACCATAGGTCATTTCTGCCTCGCTTTCAATTGATTAAATAGGTCTAAGACCTCGCTTAAAAACTGCTTTACTTCTACTTCCATTGAGTCGATATATTCCTGATCCCTTTCGACTCGTACTACTAACAACTGCAAATCTTCCGGCACTCTAGGGTCAAACGATACGAAATCGCACCATTTAGCACCTGTAACTGCCATCTGACATTGCATTTGTGGGATGTATTTACTTGGAGCTTTGTTGTCCAAGACTGTCTCTATATGCGTTGCGGTATTCGGACACTTGATCTCAATTAACCCTGTCATTGGTGTAATTGAGTTATGTTTGCTATGTAATGTTTCCCCAACAACCCCATCAGGAGAGCATCCAAAGCCTTCTATCGTTGGGTGATCTATGAACCCTACCTCCTCCACAAAAAGCCCTGTATGAGCCTCGTATGCCATCCTAGCCTGTGGCTCTGTGGCAGTACCCCATTCCATTGCAGCATTAGTAAAAGACTCTTGTGGCTTTCCTGTTAGTCGCTGAACAACCAACTCCATCTTGTAGTTCTTACGAGATGCCGATTCGCCTGTTTTGATCTTGGCTAAAACATCACCAACACGACTAGCGGTTACTTTTCCAAGACGAGCAAGATGCCATTCTTCTGTTCTTTGTTCCATTTCCCCATTCCCCTATTCACTTAATGCAGTTTTGTATCTCTGTGGATCTGTTCTAAACAATCG